ATTGAATAGATTGTTTGTGGAATAACTATTACCTAATGGAAGAATATTGATTACACCAATGACAGAATCATCTATTGAAAGATACTTATTGTCAATGTCTGTTTGCGTAACTTGATGTGCTAGATAGACTTTTTCTGTTGCGTCATAGTGATAGTCGTAGTAATATGAAAATGCCATCTCTATGCAGTCTTCAACTTGTTCGTCTGCTACGTTTATCTCTAAGAGAGGCGCACCTAGTCTTCTAAGGCAGAATTCTTTTAATTCTTCTCTTGATGCTGGCTTGCTTATACTCATTTATTTTGCCCCTTAATGAATTTCATCTTCTATTTATAATAGGGCAGAAAATAAAAAACCCACCAAGAAGGTGGGTTTTGGGTTATAATACGAATTGTATTATTACGCTTGTGCTTCTGCGTGTTGCTTAGCCAAGTCTTCTGCCGCTTTGACTTCGGCTTGATGAATAGCGGCAAAAACTTCTTCGTCAGTTTTTCCTGGATACAAATCGACCAATGCGCCATCGGCTAATTTATATCTAACATCAAGTTTAGATTGACCTGCTGATATTGGGAATGATGCGATAGCATTTTTTGGCTCATCTTCTGGAAAAGCAAAGTCCATCACATGGCCTTCAGTTTCAGTAAAAAAATAAATTTTCATTTTAAGTTCCTTTTTCGTTTAAATTAAATTTGGATTAAGTGTTTTTAGCACCCAACATATGCGATGGTAGAAGCATATAGTCCGTTACTTGAGTCATTCCAGGATAGTTTGTTGTATTTGGTCCTGGATGATATGGTGCATAGTATGCGCCGTTTTGAGCCACATGCCCGCCTGTACTTTGTTTAATGTATTGGGCGATTGCATAACCGCCGCTGTAGTTACTTGCATAACTATTGCCGTTATACCAAAACAACCAACCAGCATCTCCATATGGCAGACAAGCAATACCATAAGATGTGCCATTTTGTGAATATACGGTATATGTGTTATTCGTCTTGTCGATCATAAAAGATTTAATACCGGAACCATAGTAGTAGTATGGACAGAATGTTGCTACTGAAGTACCATCTCTAGAGGTAATTGATTTTTGACCATAATAATCACCTTGATCTCTGCCATAAGATGTTGTTGTGCTTTGGCCAGCAATATAAGTTGCTGTAATAGCGGAAGTACCAGAACGTGTGAATCTATATAATGCAAGTCTGTCTGAAGTAAAGAATACGGAAACATAAACGTTTCCGTTGTCTGTTGTAATAGGCTTTAGATTGTAATAAGATTCAGTATTATTAGTGCCCCAACTGCTAGCCAAATTTAATGTTGCATCGACACGAACAACTTCAGGTCTGTTTAATGCAACATAAGGATCAGGATATGTATCAAAGTCTACGTTCTGATACGTAAAGCAATTATATGATCCATTAGAAGTAACATAACTAATGATCGTTAATTCTTTTCTTACTCTGTGATAAGATGCTGATCCAGTCATGCTACTGTCCAAACTAGTAACGCTAAAGTCTCTTGTATTGGTCATAGGATAACTCAGGTCGCCAAATAATCTATCTACGGCACGAATTACGCCACTACGTAAAATATATACAATTCTTTTATTCAAGTGGTCACTATTAATAGCAGACAAATTCAAATACCATTTGGAAGTAGTGCTGGTATTTCGGCACGATCCTGGCTGAATTGTTCCATCACTATATGCATCAACACATGAATTTCCAAATTCACCATAACTGTTTGTTCCACTAAGAAATCGACCAGAGTTTGAAGACGTGCTTGTTTGCGTGAAGGTGTCCATATCCTGGAAAAGTCCGGTGGCATCTTGATACGTATCGGCAGCAACATATGTAATATGATCTGGACCGCCAGTGCCATAAGAAGTTTCATAACCAGTATTAAATACCGGATTTATGTTTGGGCCATACCAAGCACATCCACCCCAAGTACTAGATGTATTGCGTGATAAGTATGCATAGGATGCACGTTTTCCCGAGCCGGTAATTCCCGAATCGGTTCCGGCACTAAATATTCCTGAATTTGTGATTGCCATTTAATTTGTCCTTTTCTTTATTTCGATGATATCAATATCATAGTGTTATTTATTTAGGGCCATACTTGTTATCATTAAGCAAAACATAGTCCGTTACTTGAGTAAATCCTGGATAGTTTGTTGTGTTTGGTCCTGGATGATATGGCCAGTAACCAATAGAGCCACTGTCGGTAAATCCACCAGAAGGTGTTTTAGTGTAAATCGAACTTGAACCGTTGCCACTATAGTTACTTGCATATCCGTTGCCGGCATAAGTAAACATCCAACCACTATCACCAAATGGCATAATTATACGCCCATAAGTGCTATCAGCAGTACCATAGGAGCCGTATGTGTTATTTGTTTTATCAATCATAAAACACCTGATGCCGGAACCATAGTAGTAGTACGGGCAGAATGTTGCTACAGTAGTACCATCTCTAGAAGTAATTTGTCTTTGACCATATTCAAAACTTTGATCGAAACCATAAGAAGTTGTCAACGATTGGCCAGCAATATAAGTTGCTGTAATAGCGGCAGTACCAGAACGTGTGAATTGATACAGACGAAAATTATTGTTGGTGTACATTATTGTAACGTAAACATTTCCGTTATCCGTTGTAACGGGCTTTAGATTATAATAGGATTCAGCATTATTCACTTGCCAAGTTGCAGAGAAATCTAGTGTTGCATTGACACGAACAACTTCAGGTCTGTTTAATGCAACATAAGGATCAGGATATGTATCAAAGTCTACATTTGAGTATGTATAAACATTAAATGATCCGCCAGAAGTAACATAACTAATGATCGTTAATTCTTTTCTTTTTCTATGATAAGAAGCAGAACCTTGCATAGTACTGTTCAAAGTAGAAACGCTAAAGTCTGCTGTGTTTTCCATAGGCACATGATATGAACCATATAATCTATCTACGGCACGAATAATACCATCACGTAAAATATAAACAATTCTTTTATTCAAGTGGTCACTATTAATAGCGGAAGCATTTAAATAGTGTTTAACACCTGAAGTTGTATATCTATTGTAAATATTACTTAATGTGCCATCACTATACGCATCGATCATCGCATTTCCAAACTCACCACAAGCATTCGTACCATTAACCCAATTGTATGTACCGCTACTGCCAGGATATTCTTGAGTTCCGGCATACACAGAATTCCAAATTGCATCGTGATATTGATACGTTGAATTAGTATTCTGTACAATGTGACTTCTTGCATATGGATTACGGGTGTATGCTACACCAATATTAAAAATTGATTTTGCATAATTATCATAAAAAGCAGCCCCCATGAAAGTGCTAGATGTGTTTCTAGACAACATTGCATAGAATGCTCTTCTTCCAGTTCCCGTAATTCCCGTGTCTTGTCCTGGAAAAACTTCTGAGAGTGATAGTGGTGTTGGCATTTTATTTTTTTCTCTCTATGTGATATGTTCTCAACTTATTTAGGTCCACTTGCATTGTCCTGAAGCAAAACATAGTCCGTTACTTGAGTAAATCCTGGATAGTTTGTTGTGTTTGGTCCAGTAAAATATGGCCAATATTGATTACTACTTTCTTGTGAAAACCCACCAGCGGCTGTTTTAGACCATTTAGAATGAACAAAACTGCCAGTATAGTTACTTGAATACATATTTTGACCCATTGCAAACGACCAACCGCTGTCGCCATATGGTATTGTCATGCATCCAGCGCCTGAAGAGTTTTGACTAAACGTAGTGTATGTGTTATTCGTCTTGTCGATCATAAAACATCTGATGCCGGCACCATAGTAATAGTATGGACAGAATGTTGCTACTGAAGTACCATCTCTAGATGTTATCATTCTTTGGCCATAATTCGCACCTTGATCTCTGCCATAAGAAGTGGTAGTACCTAATGCAGTAATATAAGTTCCAGTTATAGCGGCAGTACCAGAACGTGTGAATCGATACAATATTAAAGAAGTACCTTCATTAAACACAGATACATAAACGTTTCCGTTATCTGTCGTAACAGGTTTTAAGTTGTAATATGAATCAGAATTATTACCCCAATTAGTGGACAAACTTAATGTTGCATCGACACGAACCACTTCTGCTCTATTCAATGCAACATAAGGATCAGGATACTTATCAAAGTCTACGTTTTGATATGTAAAGCAATTGAATGATCCGCCAGAAGTAACATAACTAATGATCGTTAATTCTTTTCTTCCGGCGTGATATGATGCTGATCCAGTCATGCTACCGTTCAAACTAGGAACGGAAAAGTCCGCAGTATTGTACATCGGAACATGGTATGAACCATACAATCTATCTACGGCACGAATGACACCTGAATACAAAATATAAACAATTCTTTTATTCGAGTGATCGCTATTTATAGCAGAATAGTTCAATGTATGCTTAACACTTGAATCACCACTATATCTATTGTAAACACTACTTAATGTGCCATCACTATACGCATCGACCATTGCGTTTCCGAATTCACCAGATGCATTCGTAGAGTTAACCCAATTGGTTGTACCGTTAGTAGAAGGTTGACTTTGGGTGCCGCCATACACAGGACCCCAAATTGCATTATAATATTGATATGTTGAGTTTTCGTTATATACAATGTGTGATGGTGAGTATGTGTTATATTCACCTGGATAACCAGCGTTGAATATTGCACCGACTACACTTCTATCATAAAAAGCAGCCCCATGCCATGTGCTAGATGTATTTCTACTTAACATTGCATAGAATGCTCTTTTGCCAGTTCCGGACATGCCGGAATCTTTACCAGCATTAAAGAGGTTTGAGAGTTGAAGTGCCATTTTAGATAATTCTCCATCCGTAAGTTGTATTATATACTAATGATATTGATGTGTTTATCATGTCGAGATAAACAATATTGTTAGCACCTTGAAGTCTGTTGCCGTTATTGTTAACGATCAATGGGCGTGTGTTAAATGTTCCTGCTACGTCTGCAATAGCGACTCTCGCATTGTTTGATGGCGATGCAGGTAGAAGAACCGTGAACGAACCATTCGCTGTGTCGCAGAATAAGTTATCGCCAGCGACTGCTGTGTAGTTGTTGTTTGCTGTTGTCTTAATTGTCCAAGATGCTGAACCGCTATTGTTGTCAACGTAGTTCTTAACAGCCCATGCAGTTGGAACAGCAGTATTAGCGGCACCAGCGAATGTTTGGTCTGTTGTGAATGCTGAAATTGTTGCACCAGTGTTTGCTGTGAAACTTGTTGCATAAACAGCACCGTTTGCACCGATACCACCAGAGACAATCAACGCACCAGTAGTTTTGCTAGATGATGCTGTTGTGTCTACTGCCTTGAGTGTACCAACTTGAAGTGTCGAGTATGTATTGTTTGCATTCGTAAAATCAACTGTGTTATTAGGTCTTGCAGAATTTCCAGAGAACAACTTAAATACACCAGAGTCACTTGCATCACGAACAAGACCAGCATATTTTCTACCACTAGATAAGTATTCACCAACAATACCTAAGTCGAGAATGTCTGCGGCATTGTTTGAACCCAAGAAAACCATTGGATTGTCAACGCTCAATGATGATGTAGAAACTGTGTTACCGCCACCACCAAGTGTAATTGTACCTGTAATTGCAACGTTACCACCAACGTTCAAGTTACCACGTAGACCAATACCACCGTTAACGACAAGCGCACCAGTCGTAGTGTTTGAAGACTGTGTAGCAATAGTGATTGCAACGCTTTGTCCTGGAGTAATAATCACCTGTTGATTATTTGCAGGATCCGAAAAACCACCAGCACCAAGAATAATTTGATTCCTTGTACCATTAGAACCAGTAGCGATAATTAAATTACCATTTCCTGATGTTCCGCTCTTTGCTTCGTACAAAAGATATCCGTCATCTGGACCAGTAATTGAGTATGTTGCTTGAGAGTAGTTATTACTATTTACACCAGTTGAAATCCAACCATCATTACTAGTGCCTGATGTTCCGTATGCAATGAATTCTGCGTATGCGTTTGCGCCTGCATTTGTGTTAACAATAGCATAGTCTCTTGAACCGTTATTATTACCAACACCTAAAAATAAATGTTGGTTTTGATCTTCACCTCGACTGGTCAACCAAGCATCGCCGGCTGTCAACGCATCTGCGGCGCCGATTGATTGAAAATGACGGCCAATTGAGTTACTTGTATATGTATTTGCGGTAGTAATAATTGCACCGTTAGCCGCAATTAAATTAATAAGTGAACCAGACTTTATATTTCCTGCAACAGTTAAAGCGGCTGTTCCAGAATTAAACGCAAGTCCAGAAGCATCGGTGATTGATCCTGATGCCGCAACAAAAGGTACTCTACCTGATGTAAGTGTGCTAATGTTCAACGTATTTGCGGCAACGCCAGCGGCAAACAAAGATTGATTTGAAAACGTTGCTGGAGTTGCAGTTGTGCCGTCAGTAAATGAATTTACCGTATTACTAACGTTGTTTACGGTCTGTCTAAATTCATTGAATGTGTTAGACAAGTTAACTTGTAGAATAGTCATAGTTGGTCTCTCTCTTTAGTGATTTTTAATAATAGGTTTTTGATTTCGCCTAAGTCTGACTTAATTTGGTCAACCTCTCCACGAATCAACGTGATTTCATTTCTACTCTTATTTATATCGGAAATTTTTCTTTTTTGAATTTTATATTGTAAGAGAGAATCTATGTCCGTATTTAAAATTGCCTTAGAGTTTCGGTCTCTTTCTGTGAACCCACGGACAGGCTCGGCAATTGTAATTTTTTCAACTATCATGCTAATGCTATCCCCCTTAATTCTTTAATTTTTGGTGCGTAATTTGGATTACCAGAAAGGAACACAACCTTAATTGCAAAATATTTATACCCTTGGAATGTTCTTCCATCAGGTGTCGTATAAGCAACTGTGTTATTTAGAACACGGAAAATGTCTTGTCCAGAAGCAACTGTTGGATAAGCAGTCTCTACTGTCAATGATGTATTGTTTGCAATCGTAGAAACCACACGTTCTGTTCTAGCAGTACCAACGGCAATTGTGTCACCAATCTTCAAGTCTTCTGTGAAGCGAGTATTAGTACCAATCAATGTTGTTGATGTGTTAGAAGTCAAAACTGTACCTGCTAACAATTCAGAACCACCAGTTTTCGCTACAGAAGGAACTGTGTACTTCTCTTCTTTGTACTCATTCTGATTCAACGTAGTCGTTTCTGTACCAACTAAATTCATTGGGGTATAAAATTTATCTTCAAATGCGTCAGTATCATTCTCATTCAACAACTTACAGTAAACTTTTACTGAAGTTCCTGGTGGTCTATTTACGTTGAAATAAACTACCAAGTCTGATGCTTCAAATCCGTCATTCAGTGTAACAACTTTAGTCACATATCTAGACTCTGAAGAATATGGTCCAATTGGATTCTCTTCATTGCGAATAGTCATCGCTTGATTTGTTGCATTCGCTGTCGTGAAGTTATTCGATACTGTCAAATACACATTGTTTGCAATAGATGAAACTTTTCTGTATTCGTCACCAAAGTAAGCATATTCACCAGGGAATACTTGTGTCGTGAAACTTGTTCCTGTTCCAACAACAATATTATTTCCTACACCATACGTTACTGTTCCATCTACCGCAGTATATGAATTGTTATTGATGATGTTCTTATCAAAGTATATAGCATGATTTTCATTGTCCAAGTAAGGACTAATATACTTATTAGCAGTAGATAGGGTTGCTCTCACTAACAAGGATTTGAAATTTGTTGCAGTCTCAGAAGTACCTAATGAAATCTGTTTACGTGAATTCAATCTCAATCTTTCTAGATTTTTGATTGTCGTGTAATCGGAATCAACTGCGGCAGTACTATCAGCCGTTTTGATTTCATATGTGATTGACGTTCCAGGAAGAATTTGATCTGCAAATTTAGGAGTCAATGCATCATATGTGAATGCAGTACCAGATGAAATATTATTATAGAATGCATATTTTGGAGTATTAACTGCAAACTCTGCAATTCTCATCGTAAACTTCATATCCGTATTTTGTTTTGCAGTCCACGTTTTATCTGTTTGAGATGTGAATAATACACCAGAGTTATATGCCTGCTCAATACGTGTTTGCTTGTCCGGATTTGTAATGTCAATCGCACCAAGTTCTGCAACCCAAATCGCAAAGTCTGGATCATTACCATCAGGTCTAACGGCAAAACAATAATCTGCACCAGAATTTAAATATATAGGATTCTTGAATGCAAATTTAGTTGCCACAGATGCGTTCGAACTAATATTAATGCTAGGATTTTTAAGATACGCACTATCGGTCTTGCTGATATAAAGTTGTGATGGATATCCATCGTCAAGTTCACGAAGTTCGACAGATACACCCAAATTATTATTTGTTGATTTAGTCTTAAAGAACAAATCAATAGAAGTTACATAGAATCCATTTGGATATGTTTCTGGATCAACATAGAAACTCTGAGACAATGGGTCAGTAGATGCTACAGGAATTGGCTGTCTATCCACTTGTACTGTTTGTTCGGTCCTGACTCTTTTTCCAATTGTTCTAATATTTGACATATTGGTATCGAATGATACGCTATATGGTCTAGAGTTAATCGCAAATGTTGCAGTTTTCTGTAAAATGCCTTGTGCAAAAATATTTGCAGTAGCAGTAGTCAATGCATCAATGGCATTTGTAGGGCTGTCAGTCAATTTGAATTCACGTTGACCAGTGTAGAATTTTTTAGATGGAACTTGGAACAACAATAAGATTTCGTGATTCTTAACAATCAATGCATCAGGATTATTTGCATCATATGTAATGCCTTCCCAAGTGCTTCCGATACCACCCAAAATACCATTACTAGCAAAATTTGAATTTAATGATTGTACAGTTGTTGTTGCACCTTTCAATTGAATTTGGTCACAATTTGCAGTAACATTAACACCATCAAAGAATGCATATAATCTAGCATTCTCTTTGAGTCCGCTTGCCTGTACAACAAATTCTCTTGGACGCATCCACAATGCGGCTTCTACGCTAATGACTCTATCAAATTGAACTTCTTGTTTTGCTGTGGTTGCTTGACTACCAGTTGCTAATTGATTGTATGCAGTTTCGGTTACTCGCTCTAACGCTGTAGTTACGTTGAACCCACCGACTTGAGTTGTTTGTCTGTTTACTTGTGTTACTACTGGATCACCAAGCCACTTTTGATTTAATGGCGCAACTTCACTGTTCCATGCATTTGTTAGTGCTTTCCAATTGTCTGCACCATTGTCATCATTGTACACTTTTGCTTGTGCTGGATCGTTTACTGTATCGAAGAACGTGTCTGCATATGGAATAATGGTCATGTTGCCATTCCAAGTGAAGTTTAATTCTTCTGCAAGTCTTAACTGTTTAGATGCATATATTTGTTTCAATCCTGGTGCTTCAACTTCAGTAAACGGCAACAAGACTTTATTGCCGGTTGATGCGGCGGCAGTCGATTGTGATCCTAAGTATGTGAGGTTGACATGCTTTTCATTATCTTGTAAGCAAGTCAATAATTTATTTGTTTTGTCAATTGAAGATGTTGCAGAAGCCTCGGCTACAGAAGAAACAGACCAACCAGTGAATGCATCAACAATGATACCATTCTTGAATCTATTCAATCCATCAGCATCTAATTCAGTCTTATCTGTTGCTTGTTTTTCAAGATAACTTAATGCAGTAAAGTACTCAAGTCTTTCGAGTCTTTCGTTCATCTTTGCAACATCACGCATTGTGAATCGTTTGTTTTTCAACAATCTGATTCTAACGTCAGTTGGTAATGATGGATATGCTGGAATATTAAGTTCAGCAATTTCTAATGTGTCTGGTTTTGTTGGTGGAGATTCTGCTCTCTGATTACCCGCTTGTGCTGGAACACCATCGTTGATACCAAACAAACCGCTACTACTAATGAAGACTTTAGAAACTCTACCTTTGTAGAAAATCAAATCAGCATCAAAGTTTGTACCTGATTCTGGAATACGAAGTCCAAATGTTGGAATTTGATATGTACCAACATCAATAGGATTCAGAGATGTGTTTGCAGTCTTAATTGGTCTAAAGTCAATACAATCACGTAAATTGTATGCCACTTTTGAATTTGGACTTGTAAATGTCGGAATAGTCGCAGTTGTAATTGTCGTATTTGATGTTACGCTATCGTTGATTGGATAAGAGTCTACAGATGCATAACCAACACCTTGAGAGGTATCGTGCGTGAAGTTATCAAATACTACTAACAATCGTCCAGTTGGAACATAACCTGTGGCAGGTTTAATTGTTGCATGTTCATATGAGTAATCACGTTGTCCGTTATCTAGTGTGTAGTTTGCGGTAACGTTAGTACTGCTTGTTGTAGCAGGTGAAGCCATGTTTGCTGATTGATAAACAGCACGTAATTGATATACGTCACCATAGCCTAAACCGAATGGTCCAGATATTCCACTAGGGTGTGTGTTTGGCTGAATATTTGCAGTCGTTGAAAAATTCAACGTTTTAATTTTTTCTCTTGCGCTTGCTCTGTCCATAGACACAATAACTTCAGCAGTAAACGTAGCATTTTCTTGAACGTCAAGTGCTACAGTACCAGGAGAAGAAACTGTAATTGTTCTAGAACTTCCTTTGCCGCCTTGGGCGCCCATAGGTATAACTGTTCCAGTTGGAATAATCTTAGTAAATGTATTTGCAGTCGCACCAGTATGTACTGATGAAAGTGTCAAGTATGTGTTATTTGCAATAGCAGAAATCTGTCTTGTTAGGCTATTAATTTTAATTAAATCACCAACGTTAACTTGACTGAGGAATGTTGTTGCAGAACCAATAACTGTATTGGAACCAGCACCCACAGTAACAGTACCAGTCAATGCAGATGTTTCTACGTTTGCGCCAGCATTGTTAACGACAACCATGTAGTTATCATTCTTTTGAGTTTCACTTAATACTCCAGTACCAACGAATGTTTCTGTAACAACGTCAGTAGCAACAGTAGCAACACCAGATGAGAATGAAACTGTAAATTTCTTTTTGAATGTAAACGCTGTTTCAACGTTTTGACCAGAGTCACGAATTGTTTTAATTGCTTTATATGGCAATGGAAAAATCATCGTGTTGAATGATGTTTCTTTTAAGACCGCACCTGCTGTGGTCGTAATGATATCGGCAAAACGTTTAGGGGTTGCTGAGTCATAAACTGTACGAACGTCAGAAAAGTTTTTACCTGTGTTCATAACAATTTCATACAAGTATAACTTATACTTTGCGGATGCTGTGCCTTTTAGACCATCAACGTATTCAATCGAACGCACTTTCGCAGTACCAATAGCACTACCAGCAACTGTTGCTGTTGAATATGCTAGGTTTGTAATAACTTTTTGTGGAGTGTCGTAGAGATCAACTGGTGTTGATTCCATAATGTCCCATGCACCAACAAGTTCATTTACTTCAATATATTGTCCATAATTGATCTGAGTCTTTGTTTGTTGCACGTATGCTGTACTAAGACCTTTATCAACTTGAATTAAAGTTTTTGCAATGATTTGATTTCTGTAACCAGAAACGTATGCTGTAAATGGATCAACTTCAACTAACAATAGATTTGAATTTCCGGTTTCTTCAGCAGAATATCTACCACCATTCGTTCCATTTAATAAATGCTCACGAACAATAACAACAGGATCAGACAATGTATAGTTGCCAGATTCTTCTTGTGTGCGTTTAGCCATAGCATCTTCTAATTTGCTATCAACGCCAATGGTTTTTCTTTTTCTTGTGATACCCTCTTCAATTTCAGTTACTGTGATAAATTCATTCTCATCAGTAACCTCATCTAATCCAACTTTAATTAGAGTGGTTTCGATTCGTAATCTATCAGCACCTGGTGCTTGATAGTTTGGTGTGCCTTGTGCATTGTCAACAAGTGTTTGATCTTCAATGTAATCGATGAATGATCTATTCGGCACGATACCAACTTTATATGATGGTTCGTTTGAGTACTTGTCGAGAATAATTGTTTGTGCTGTATGCTTAACAAAATGATCTGCTGTGTAAACTACACCTTCAGCAACAGTTATTTTAGATCCGTAATTATAAATCTTTTCTGTTGCAAGCCCTTGATCTACAATGTTTCTTGTTGCATTCTCTGCGGCCGCAAGCGCATAACTTCTTCCAGTTATGTCAGATGTAAAGATTGTTTCTGAGTTTGCAAATGTGTTATTGGCAGTAAAATCTACAACGTTAGTAATGTTAATTACTTGATTAGCGCCAGTGCTTAATGTTGTGTTTGCTGTTGTAGCAGTTAACGTTCCTCGTGTATTTGCAACGAAGATTTTATTTAAACCAGAAATTGGGTCTGTGTACCAAGATTCAATTGTTCCAGTGTTTCCACTAGCAAGGGTAATTTTATTTCCCGACACTAATATAGATGGAGCAACGTTTACTGTGAGAACCTGAGTTCCGTTTGTGATGTAACTTACGAATAAAGTTTTAGGATCATTGCCATCAATGTCAGCAACCACTCCACAGTATGCTTTGATACCGCTGTTTGCGCCATAGACAATTTTACTTAATAAATTTGCAACCGCAACCGTACTACCATTGTAGGTTGGTTGCAGTTTTACGAAATTTAAGTTTAAGTCTAAAGTTTGTTCGCACCCATTGACTAATGCACCTTGCTTGAAAAAATATTCAGCAAAACGTTTAGTCTGCACTTGTTGAAGAGTTTGTGCTTGCGTAAGTTCTCTAGCCTGAACAGCACGTCCAGGACGATAGAGAACTCTTACAAACTTCTTATCTTCATTATAATCATCAAAATATGGACTGGTGTTTAAATCTATTCCACCAGGATTCGTATTTGCCATTTAGTTCAAACCCGTTTTCTTGTGTTCAATTAGAATTGAATGATTAGTTTAACGTCTTCAATTTGGTCAGCCGCTCTAGAGATTGGCACACGATTTTCAACATAGATAATATCGCCTGTGTATGGCTGTAAGCCTGGAGTTGTAATGACTTGAATAGTACCTGTAGCACTTGATGTGCCACCAGTTACAGATTCGCTATTAGCAAATGCTTTGTGTACTGGCAATGTTGTGTACAAGTTTGGTGTAGTCCACTCAATAACAGATGCTGTGTTAGAGCCGCTTGTTACTGTTTCGTCTGCTGTAAATGTTCCAGATATACCAGTCATCTGATATTTGTAAGACTGTCTATAAGATGCGGCAATCGCTCTTGTAGATGTACCATACAAGAATGGATCACGAATAATACCAACTTGACGGAATTCGTTAGCAGTAGAGAATGTATTAGATTCAGTACCATCTAAACGAACGTTCAACATGATGTACTTACCACCAAGTTCTTCAACAGCATTAGCACCATGGCCATACTTTGGAGAAATGACTGCTGTAGCGGCAGCGGCACCAGAAGCGAATGTAACAGATGCTCTTGTATATCCTGTACCAGGATTTGTAATCGTAACTGCTGTAACTGCACCAGCAGTAATTGTTGAGTTGGCTGTAGCGCCAGTACCGTCACCAGTAATTGTAACTGCTGGCGCTGAACCATAGGCTGAACCACCTGCTGTTACTCTAACAACGTGAACACCACCATCGATTGCGGCAGTTTGAACGCTCCATTGGTTCGTACCATCGTCAGAATCTAATGTCTGAACTGGGATATAACTGTTAGTAACGAATTTCAACGCTTTAGCAGTTGTAACTGTATACATGTATTTCCAAACGTATCCGTCTGCTGTCGTGAATGGTGATGTGCTTGTTCCTGTTGGCTTTGTAGTTGATGCGCTATTTGTTGCATTCCACAAACACTTGTAAACGTTATAATCGTCCGTCATAACATAAAAGTTATCTGATTCGATCAAGTTTGTGTCTGTGTCATCATAATAAACATAAACTGTACCAGAAGTCCAATCGTAACGTGGGATTGCGTGTGTTACGTCAGCCGCATTGATACGCTTAACCGCATACATATCACGCCATGGTGTGAATTCAATGTTTGCAGTAGAGTTTACTGGTGTTGGTGGGTTATTATCATCGGGAAAAGTTGTATTTTTACCAATGAACAAATACATGATGGTATTTGATGTTTCAGAGAATGCTTCTGCAAACTGCTGTGCATTGTGAATTCTGAATTTGCTAGTTACGATTGATGCCATTGAGTTTTCTCCTTTTGAATACTGTACTTAAAGTTGTTTTTCATTCACTTATTTATACAAGATTTTTCTGTAATTTGTTAATTTGTTTGGTGATAGTGACATATTTAGTTTGATATTTTTATATCATTTTGTATGCACTAACTCCACTAAACGAATTTATCGGAAGTCTATCGGCAACCATAAATGTCGTGTTTGCTATACTCTCAGTCGCAAAATACTCATTATTTGCAACAAATGCGCTACCTATATTAAAGTCTGATACAAAGTTTGTTCCAACACCAGTAATTAGTGACGCCGTTCCCGAAAATACTGTATCGTAAACAGATGATAGAGGTGACAATTCGTAAACTGAAACTGGCACATCAGTATATGATATGTTGCTAGAAGATACTGTACCAACAATCTTCTGATACTTTATATATGTGCCTGAAGTTACTGGTGCTTGCGGATATGTTTGTGCAAAAGTCTGTGCGCCAACAATATCTTGAGTGCCAGGAACAACATCATTAAACGTCAAATCAGGAATTGTCAATAGTTTAATGTCAGCATAGTTTGTGGTATATGCTGATGGAACACTTTGAGATTTAATAACAATCTCATCTCTGAATACATCGGTCGGATTTTTTCTATTACTCTGTGGATGAGGATTAGATTGTCCGAGTGCAAGCGGCGATGGCGATGCTTTAATTGATCTATCGTATACTGTGTTTTTATATGTATCGAACTGAATATTTTCCAATGCAGAGATTGGTGTAGAACCGTAGTCCGACAAAAGTTCTTCGTCATATATTCTGAATCTAAATCCATTACCTTCAAACGGAACAACAACTTCAGTATTTGAAGTCACAGTAGTAGAATCGGTTATTTTGGTACTTCTAGTCTTAATCAACTCACCAAACACAGTTTGATAGTTAGAGAACATTACACCAAAATCAGATGTTTCGAATGTTGGTGATGTTGCATCATATACACTCTGTGGCAGAAGATCGGTAAATCGTTTATTCTCGACCTGTGCCAATGATACATCTCGCATGATTTTATCATACTGAGTAATAACATTAGTTCGTGTGTTTACTTTTACTGTATAATTATTAGCGGCAACAGAAGACACGTTCACACGCATATCAGCCAAATCAGTTGGCTTCAAGATAGATTCTTCAAATATCTTAGTTTCAACGAATGAAATTTGAACGTCAGCATACTCATCCAAGAGTCTTGTATGATATGGAACTAATCGTTTTGCATGATTAATAATTGAATATTCTTGTGCGGAATTTAAAGTTGTTACTGCTAAACCTGCACTAAACGTTTTTATTGCTCTAGTAAATGTTCTTTGATAGTTTACATAGATATCAGCAAATACACGGCTCTCATTAGTAACAGGTGTTCCTTCATACACACTTTGTAATGTGTAGTCGCTTAACTTTTGATCCGATGCTTCACCAACACGCAAATCTTCAAATGCTATTCTATGAATACCGATTGTAGAATTTTTGCTTGTGTCTTTCTTAGCAGTATTAACAGCAGATGCAACAACATCAACCGGTACGTTTCCATCAGTCGAACCGCCTCCGGATATCAAGAAGAAGTCGAGTGTAATATCACCTCTTGATGCTACAGTTAAATTTTGCCAATCATCTAGAGTTACCTCTTGCGCTTGTTTTAAACGTCTTGCATGATTGACTAATTTATATTCTTGTGCAGACAATATATTACATACTGCCTTTTCTGGACTAAACGTCTTTATTGCTCTAGTAAATGTTCTCTGATAGTTTACATAGATATCACCAACAGTAGAATTTCCAATGGTAACAGGTGTGCCTTCATAAGCACTTTGTAATGTGTAGTCATTGAATGTTTGATCTTGGATTACACCAATATTAAAGTCTTGGAAAGTTTGTCTGTGTATTCCAATTGTAGCAGTTTTGCCTGTAAATTTTTGGGCTGTTTTTGCGCCAGATTCAACGACAGATATAGTTGTATTTGCATCAACTAAACTTTCTGGCGTAATTAAAACGAATTGGAAATTTGTATTCTGTCTTGCAGATAGAGTTAAATCTTGCCAATCGTTTAAAGTTACCTCTTGTACTTGTGTTACACGTTTTGCGTGGTTGACTAATTTGTATTCGTGCGTATCAGGCTTAGATACTGACGTAGTTGGTACAGTAGATAACTTCTTTATCGTTTCTTGATAAATTCTAGCGTAGTTTGAATAGATCGAATCTAACTTCGAATTGCGATATGCTACTTGTGATCCCTCATAAATGCTCTGAGGAATTATATCATTTAATGTGGATCCCGATAATTCGCCTAACTCCAAATCTGTTATATTTCTACGATACAGATTTACTATTGATGCTGGACGTGTGATGCTTAATTCTTCTGTTATTGCACTAGAAGAATTGTTTACAGTCACATTGCTTGTGCCGTTTATCAAATACTGTAATGCCAACTTCGTGTATTCGATCTGTGCATTTGTGGTAACAGGTCCAGCAAATAGAGTCATTCTTCCATCTGCTCTAGCCGTTACAGTATTCATTGGAGGTTCTTCGATTATGAACTTCCATCTGATGTGTGACTCTACATGTGTGATACCAACAGATATCGCTAAACCAGCAAACGCAATTCTGTATTTCTGAAGTTGTGTAATCAATTCAGAATGAAGATCCATTTCATTAAGAATTTGAATCTCACCAAAGAATTGTAAACCAGCAGGGTGAACAATTTGCTTTAGTGTATCTGCGTATGTCTGGAATGTTAAACCACTCTTAATAACATAAGAGTAGTCTTGATAGTAGTATGAGTCTTGAATAACTTTGTAATCAACTTTACCTTCATCATCCAACCAAACACCTTCTCTGATACCAAGACCAGAAACGACAGGACTCAATACTGCATTGCCATCACCCAATGTGTTTGCAGATGCATTTGCTGTAGTATAGTTGATACCAAAATTTGTAACTTCAACAGCACGAATCGAACCGATACCAGTAATGTTGTTTGATGTGTCTACAGTAACGTTTGCGCTTTTACCTTGAACGTTTGTTGCAATTAGACTAGCGCCAACGCCGGTTGTCGTATTGATTGTAATCGTTGGTAGATTACCAGTTTGATATCCAGTACCAAAATTAGTTAACTCAATACGCTTGATTGGACCCTTTACCGACCAATCTTCATTTTTAACAATGTCGTAATAACTGCCGTCAACAGTCATTCGTTGACCATCTTCAAATAACAAATCGAATGTTGTACTCTCTACAACGGATGCAATTTGACCGGCTGCATTTGCGCCAGAGCCACCCGTAAAGATTAAAGTGTTTCCAACTCCATAGTTAGAACCAGCATTGTTTATCGTAATTAATTTATCAGATAGTAATCCTAAAGCCGCAATCGGAGTATCTTGTAATGTGATTGCAGGTCTCTTAAAGTAACCTTCACCTCTGTTGATAACAGAAACTTCTGAAATTTCACCAACAGTATATGTGTTTGCGCCTGAAGTTACTACGTATGTGTTTGCAATTCCAGTAACTTGGACAATGAATCCAGAACCACCAGTGTCAGTATTGTCGATTGTCGCAAAGGTGTTTAATTGATATCCATGTCCAAGAGTATTTACTTTTAACGCACTAATTGGCGATTCTTTAATCGAAATAACTTTTGCTTGTGCTTCGGAACCATCACCAGTAATAGTGATAACGTCACCATCTCTGTATCCAGAACCACCATCAATAACGTTAACTTGAGATACGATACCAAAAAGATTTGTAAATAAATTCTCATCAGTAATATCAAAAATCTCTTCACCGCCAACAAACGAACCGCTGACAAGTTTCAATGTCATCTCAGCAACTTCTCTGGATCCAATAAAGAATTTTTTAATATCTACTACGTTTGCAAGAAAGCCCGTAGTTCTTCCACGAATAGTTTTATTTAAGAATGAGAAAATATCTCTAGTGTAAAGATTACCTAACGAATTATATCCATATGCAGATGCGGCAGTTCTAATGACCTGCGTCTTTTCAAACTTACCAGAAGAGACACGAATAACGTCAGTTCCTGGATAGTAGAAGTCAATATTATCATCATACAACAACTTGAAAATAAATCGATAAGAATCTTCATTACTCTTGGACTGGAAGAATTCTCTAAACTTAGATGCAATTACTCGCTTATCGCCATAGTACGTTATTGGAATACTAGGATATAATTCATCCTTCAAATAGTCAATGTATGTGTCGATAGACGTTTCTACATTGCGATACTCTAATAGTTTTCCTGTTTTGCGAACAACGTTATCTTTAACGAAAGATATCTCAGCCGTTGCGGCTGAAGTTTGTCCTGTAATTACTTCGTGTATGCTAAATGGTAGTCTAGTGTCAACTTGTACAATGATTTCACTACCATTGATTTGTTTGATTACTGCTGTTGCGCCAGATGAACCAATAATAGTTTCACCACGAACAAAGGTGCCAGTCTGATTTGTAACATCTAATTTTGTTGTTTGCATCCATTCATAGTATGCTTTCATAAACAACAAAAACTTTTCGGATTCTGTTGCCAGGTCTCCGGAAAGTAATGTTTCTACGCCAAACGATGGCTTGAATTTAGATTCTGACATTTTTATCTGCTAACTAAACTAATAGAGTTATCATCAACCATAGTTACTGAAACGTCAGTATTTCTTATTGTTAAAATTTGATTTCTTAGTGGTAAAATATCTTTGTTCTTTGGTGTTGCAGTTAATTTAAGTGTGCTTGTGCCATCAAAAAATGCAGACGGCGCAAAGTTTGTAATGATAACTTTACCTGTATCATAGTTTACAGTACCAGCATTATTTAACACACCAATATTTCCAGTTGCTTCTAATCTGTAAATTCTTAATAGGCCTGCGTTATCTTCTAAGTAGCAGTTATCGTATCCAAGATATGTGAATCTGTTGGACGTTATTTTATTTCCATCGCCATATGCGTATGTCGTAGACCTATTTCGTGTAGTATCATCAAGTGCATTTGAAAAGCCGACTTCGTATCTTACGGCTTGTCCTAACTGAACGTCAATTTCTTTTTTGATTGTTATTACAGTATCGTTGTTTAAAATTGATTTTTCTGACATATCAATTAGTCTTGATAGTTTTGAATATCTAAAATATGTTCCAAATTTACTAATGTCTGAAAGGTTGTATGCGGCAATAGTATCTACAACTAATTCAGAGATTGTGTCTGATGATATTGATGTTTTCTTTGCATCATACTTTACAGTCGCATTAACAGTAATATACAAATATTCTGGATCAACAATTTCGGTCTGTACTGTTAAAACTTTTTTAGGTTTGATAACAGAATTTACTAAGTTTAATTTTTCAGTAGCAGTTAACACAGAACCGCTTGTTGGTTTGATGGCAATAAAAACTTTACCATATGTTGGTGGATCATTGTCTTCACCACCCCAAACAACAACAGATTCAACTGTGGCTTGACTTAGCAACAATGCTCTGTAGTCTTCAGCAGTTACTGCACGATTCTGCGCTTCGTATGTCTTTGGCGCATTGAATTTAATTTGTGCTGTAGATTCTCTATCATCTCCACCAGCGGCTGGATCGTTGGCAGTAAATACTGCACCAGTAACGCCGGGAATGGCATCTGCAAATGTTAAGTTTAAAATATCATTTCCAAGTTTTCCATTAGAAACGAGATATCGAATAACAACAATGTTTCCATTGTCTAAAGACTTACCAAATATTCCGTCTCCAAATTTTAATTCGTATTGTCCATCTTCTGCTTCTTGCAAAAAATATACTTGAGAAGTTGAAGTCAATTCAACTAAATTTGTAGACTTAGTAAAAGTTCTTGTCGTGCTGTCAACAGCAGAATTCAAAACTGTAACAGTTATTGTTGTTGTGTCTGCTTTTGTATTTGGAATTAAAAATCTCTGATCCGCATCAGCACCATTTACTGTATAACGTGTTGCAACTAACGAACCTTCTGTTAATGTGATTGTGTCAGAAAAAACGCCTGAATTAGAAAAGAATGTCTTTGCTTCAACATTAGAAAATCGATATGTGACACCATCAATGATACCATTAAATTGTGTATATTCTGGAATTGAAACGCTTCCTGGTGATCCAGTCACGGCAAGCAATAGTGTTCCGGTGATAGATGCAGATGATGTTGATCTAGGCAAATAATTTAAAGAGTTCGCTAAATTTACAACAGAGTTTCTTTTTTGTGCTGTAGTAAGAAACGCCTCAGACGCTACCATATTAAGATAGAATGAATTGTAGTATGTGTTATATGCCAACATATCCAAAAGAACAGACATGCCAGAACCATCAAAGTTATAATCTCTGAATTGATCCTGTGCTTGTAAGTATCTTTTGAAGTTATCCTTGATACCCTCAAAATTAAGTTCATCTATTCTTAAATTATTGTCTATGGCCATTTTATGCCGCCCTTGCTAACGATGTTGTGATAGAACCTGCTCTATTAATGTTCTTTATAATATACTGTATGTTTAGTGTGATTCCATATTCTTCGTATTTAACGTCTATTTCATTAACAATAACTCTAGGCTCATGTCTGCCAATTGCATCAGTTATTTCTTTTTTCATGTTATACTCAGTGAATCCAGGTTCATATTGAAAAAGATGTTCGCTCAAATTACATCCATAAAATGGATTAAAGGGTCTAGTTCCTTTTTTAGTTCGAATCAAATTGATTATTGATCTTTTGATTGCGACTTCATTTATAACAGGGCGAACGTCTCCACTCACCGGATGTGGGGTGAAGTCTAAACTTAAGTCTTTATAGAATGCAATATCTGCCATTTTTTTCTTTTATTTATGTTGGTTGTTCTGCCGTTTTGGCATCTTGAATTTCTTTTCTACGTTCTTTTGTCGCTTTGCTAAGTTCTGCTAATGCTTTTCTTGCTCTAGTTCCTGCGGCTTTGTTGCCTTTGCTTTCGAATTTATTATTCTCAGCAAGATATGCTTCAAATAAATTTACTAAATTTTCGTGATTTGTCATAATTATTCCTTATAAAATGTTGACATTTGCTTGACATAGTGTTACACTACTGTGTAGCCTATGATATTAACCTTATTAAGGGTTAGCCGCTGGAAGAGTCTTAGCAACAGCAATTTCAGCGTCTTGCAGTACATTCTTATCTTCCAATGCTTTTATTCTTACAATCAATTCATTCAGGGTAGTATTGTTCAACCCATCAGAAAATCTTAACTCTGTATTTCCATGAAGTCTAAAATTAGTATTTGTTGAAAGTGTAATCTTATCATCATTTGTGTTCCACACAACCGAATTATTTTCAGTAACAGTCGCAAAATTTCTAGTCATACTTGAAGCAGTACCAAAATATTCTGATGCGGCTTCAGGTATTGCTGGCAAGTATCCAAGAATCGCTGGCTCTTGTGCAGATAAAGAATCTAAGAAGAATCCAAAAACCCAATCACCTAGTTTAGGTGCACCATATAAATTCGGTGTGTTTGTGGGATGTATTGACGTTGCCCAAGGCAAATCTTCAGTCGGAATAAGTCCAGCCTTCTTTGCTGGATGATATCCAAAACATCTCACCTTGCATCTGCCAAGTATCAATGGATCGCTGATACTTTCAACAATTCCAATCCACCAAATGAATCCATCTTGTCCAATAAAATTTTTCATAGCCTATCTAATTCTGATGTGTCAACTGCACCTGGAGGAACATTGTCTTTAATCCAAGTGAGTAATTGTTTTTTTACATCAAGTTCTTTCTTAGCAGGTTTTCCTGGTTCTTTAAGTGTCAAGTATTTGAAGTCTTTGATAACAGGATTACCCTTCTTATCTTTGTATGCTTTATTTGTTTGCGGATCAACAATAAAGATTGTATTCTCTGGATTATTTAGAATGACATAAACGCCGCCTTGAACAGATTCTGGCATTGATTTTGTCACTAAGTTATATACAGTCTGTGCCGCACCTGCGTGAGTAGCAAGTAAAATATCTTCTGGCACAACTCTTGCTCTTGATTTGTTATTCTTGATTGCAATTTGATAGTTAGTTAGAACCCAAGATACGTGAATATTCTTTGGTTCATATCCAGCGTTAAACAGTTTTGGCAAAACATCTGTCATGTCTGAAACTTCTTTGAATGTGCTGTCAAAAATAAGATTTGGTAATTGACCTTTTTCAGCGCCAGCAAGCATCAAGTCTAGCGTCTTGTTTTTTACGTCAGTCGCACGAATGAGAACGTGTAGAATGTAAACATGCGTTGGCGTTTTCAAATCCAATTGACCCATCTTTAAATTCTTGTCAGTCAATTCCTTTTGAATAAGTTCTTTATCTTTTTCGGAAATCTTGTCGCCATACTTGTTCAACAAATCTTGTGTCGTGAATTTACCAAGTGCATCTAACTTTTGAAATGCAATTTTCAATTCGTCAACGTCACGTACTTTAAAGTCGGAGCCTTGCATGAAGTGCTGAACAGCAAATCCTTTACCCGAACCTGCACCACCAGCAAGAAACACAATCTGCCCGTACTTTGCGCCATTGTTGTAAAGAATTTGTTTTTCTACAAGTTCATATGCCTTATAGTCTTTCAACTCCAAAAATTCTGAGAATTTAATTTTTAAACTCATTTGAAATAACCTTTAGTTAAATGTATCTTAGTTCCGACATATCTTTTGCTGTCAAATCACTTCTATTGAAATCCATCGGAATCGAACCTCTTGATAATTCCAATCTTTTAATATATGATGATAGTGTAATATTATGTTTAACTCCAGACACAAAGTATCTGCCACTATGATACTCATCCGTAAGAAGATTTGATTGTCCAGGTAACAGTTTTTTATCTAGTGAACTGGGAATCACAAGATTAACAATATGTCCGGCACCAATATTATTTGTTGCACCTTGAATATCGACTTCTAATTTAAACATAGTCTTCGACAAACTGCCAAAAATATTATCTTTCAACCAAGAACTTCTTTGAATAGGATCATTGAAATATGAAGAAGAGAAGATTAATTTTCTTCCTGGTGTTTCTCCATTAGTATTGCTATACGTACTGAATATATTGTTTGCGTCTAAAAGTTTGTTTGTGTAAAAATCTTTAGTTCCAGTGTCTTCTCTTGAATATCCAACATTAGTTACTGTAGAATTTCTCTTGATTGGATCAAGAGATGTGATTGTCGTATTGTAATGTCCAAATAACATCATTTCCAAATGATTAAAGTTATCTTTTTTTGTTAGTTTATTAGTTCGAATATAACTTGGTTCGATTTTACCGTCTTCATTTGGGCTATAAATTATATCGTGAACGCCACCTGTGGTAGAATCTTCCACCAACTTATCATAACTTCCAAAAAAATGTGTCGATGCAAATGGTTTCCCATCAGCATATGTTCCGACCACAGGAAAAAATCTCTCAAAGAACAAAAAGAATTTTGATCTAGAACAAGACCTTTGTGCCAATGCTTCAATTGCTTTGTGTGGCATTAATCCTGTAGATATGAAAGGACTACCTAGTGTTATCTTTGGATCTTCTATCATCAAATCATTTGAAGACATTTCACCAAAAATAGAACGAACAGCGGCCGCAATAGACATGTTCTTATAACTTTTATATAAATTCTTTTTCATCGAATTTACAAAACTTCTAGATGTAAAGTATAGTGAATATTTTGCGCCAAGACTCTCCATATTGACTGTGTGTGCGCCAATTTTATTGACAATTAAATCTTCACGCCAAATCAAAATTTCATTTGTGTTTGGTTTAGCAAATTGTATCATTAACTTTTCGCCACCTTGAAGTTGAAACTTTTCTATACCACCGCCAAGGTCAGTCAAAGTGACCGATCCAACAATTGCAGATGAGAATATATTCTCATCTATATCTAAACTTTCAAATGCGTCTAATAAAGATATCTGCAAACCTTGTCTTGTCACAATAGACAATTGATTGATTACAAAACTTCCTCCAATTGCTCTTGGTATTCTATCTTTTGTATCTAATGTTAAATTCGCTTTTTCAAATCCAACATTATCTATTGTTTTTCCGAATGGATACGGCAGAGAATAATATTTGCTCATATGTTATACAATCGGCTTACTTAAGATTGATCTTAATCCTGATTCTAGTGTGCTTACCATATTTGGATTTAAAATTTTGATTTTAGATTTATTTGTGTTCAATCTTAATTCCCACTCATATGCAGTTTCAGCATTTCTTTTGTTGATTGGTAAGTTTGTATATTCAACAAAGTCTATGATGTTTCCGTAACTATCGTAATAATACTTTGCCGTTGCTAATGCGGCCGCAATGCTACCATATTTTTCAGTAATATAATTTTTAAACACTTCTGTGTTCTTTGGCCAATCATCATAAATGCTATGCACATTATTTGTTAGCATGATGATCCAATCGTATCCTGGATTACCATAAAATTTGTATGAGATGTAGTCGGGACTTTCTCCGTCTTGCACAACATATGGCGTATATCCAATTGATCTATATTGTGTAATATAGTCTTTTACTTTTGATACGATATTGATATCGATTGCTTTTAGATAGTTGTGGTCATCTATCTTATAGGCAACTTTGGGGTAGTATGCGAATATACTCATTAGAAAATTGTCCTTAATCCGCTTTGTCCGGATGCAATCTGTCCTGCAAGCGGCAATGTTGTTTCTCTTAAACCAATAGTTAGAGTAACTTCTGATGGATAATATTTACCGCCAGAAATTTCGTTAGAAAAGAAAACCATTTTATTTTGTGATCCATAGTCAACTTGTACGTTTTCTATGACGCAATACTCACTACCAAAAACATCAGCAATACCGCCATCGCTTTTGTTCGTTGTTGGCGTTTGAAGTACAATTCTAAATTTGCACATGTCTGGATATCCAAAAGTAAATGTTTTTCCAACTGCTGAGTTGGGGCTTGTTCCTCCAGCAAAAAGGGAATTTATCTCCTCGGTTGTGAGTTTAGTATTATCAGCCTCTGCTTTGTCTCGGTCGGCTTGATTCTCTATCTTGGCCAAGTCGTCAGCCGATTTTTTGGTCGTACCTTCAATGGTTAAATCTTGACTTGTTTCTCCTTTAGGTGATGATGCAATTCTAAACGTTTTAATAATGTCAATCATTTTTTCTGCTTCTGCTTTGCTTGTTGGTTTCATAATAAATGGCAATTGAAATCGTCTAAAAGTTGGTCCATTATAAATTAATTGTTGAAATGTATTCAAAACTTTTCTTGTCATAAATTCATATTGTGCTTTTCCTGACAAACCAGCAGAACCAATAAAACCACCTGCGGTGCCAGCGGCACCGGCTGCTTGTTTCAAAAGTGCATCGACTCCACCTTTAACGGTGGCGAATGTGAAGTCTATGGCACCAGTGCCTGATGGTGCCCCAAAAATATTCGTAGATTCTGAATATCCATTTTGGAGTCCGCTTTGAAACGCTCCGGCCATACGTATAAATACGATTGGTGAGCCGGTTGCTCGAAATTTTCCCATATTATCGTAAAATTCAAATCGAGCCATCGGAGTCACAAAGTTGGAATGTCCATAATCAGAACCAAAAATTAAAAGGTCACTTGTTGGATATGATCCTGTGTCTAAATTTAAAGCAAATGGCGTAGAGGTGGCCATATTTCTAATTCCTTATTAAATTCTATTATTCTATTTATGTCATACAAAGGTAAATTTAAGCCTAAAAACTATCAAAAGTACAAAGGTAACCCAACAAATATTACATATCGTAGTTTGTTGGAAAGAAGATTCATGGTCTACTGTGATGAAACTCCATCTATACTTGAATGGTCTTCTGAAGAAGTTGTCGTTCCGTATGTGTCTCCTGTTGACAATAGATATCACAGATACTTTGTTGATTTCTGGATGAAGTATAGAGACAAGAACGGAGATATCAAATCTGTATTGATTGAAGTCAAACCAGACATACAAACACGTCCACCTGTTAGAAAAAACGCATCTAATGGTAAACCCACTAGGCGATTCATCAATGAAATAATGACATGGGGTGTCAATCAAGCAAAGTGGGAAGCGGCAACAAAGTACTCAATTGAAAGAAATTGGGAATTTAAAATC